GGGTACTCGCGTAACGAATTGATGCGCCTCCGCTTTACTACTGATACACCAGTGCCACGCATCAATAACATGGGTGATCTTGAAAAAGAAAGTGCTTTTGCTACGAAGTGCTTTGATGCCATCACCAACCTGAAAACAATCTGCAAGGCATTCATCGACACATACAACCAAATCTACAATGTGTTGCAAGCCACCAAAACAGATAAGCAGCTACTCGAATTGCTACCCGAAGCTAAAGAGTTCCTACCGCCACCAGCACCCAAAGAGCGCAAAGAACTCGTCCCTGCTGAGTACGTTAACAAATTGCGCGAACGCATTGCTGCTGGTGTTCCTGACCAGCTTGGTGGTGCGTGATGGCCGCCACACGTCGCGTCGTTATTTTTCCGTCCGATGTTGGCTTTGAAATCCGTTATAACATCGTCCGTTGGCGCAAATATTTGTGTAAGCGACTTGAGGCTGCTGGTATTGAGTTTGTGTGCCCTATGGGAGCACATGAGCCATTACCTGAGCAGCTAAATAATAAATTTTGGAGGATAAGAAAATGCAATGTCCTGAATGTAAAGGCACTGGTAAAACTGGTTTAGTACATTTAAACAAAGGATTTAACAAGCAAAAAGGCGGTTGTGATGGCGAATGGCGCGAATCAATGCCTTGCTTACGTTGTAATAGCTCAGGTCAAGTGCCTGACGAAATGGCAAATTGGATTGCATTTGGCAAAGATTTTAGAGAAAAAAGACGATTGCGTGGGGAAACAATTAGCGAAGCTGCAAAAAGACTAAATTTATCAGTACCTCAATTATCAGGCATTGAAAATGGGAGAGTGAACTATGCGTTATATTTATAAAACGTGTCCTGTTTGTCGCGGTTACGCATTAGAAAGCCAATGGTGTGGTCATTGCAACAAAACTGGCTTTATTAAAGTGGCTAAGCACTGAAAATCGACTAATAGTAGAGGCTAAAATAATGACTGTAAAATCTGATTCAAAACCACGTCTAATCCAAATCATTCACATTGCCAAAGGTCAACTTGGTATGGACGATGACACCTATCGCAATATGCTCAAGCAACTCACCCAAAAAGATAGCACCAAACAACTCACAGTCGGTCAATTAAACCGCGTTATTGCTCATTTACAAGGTTTAGGCTTCAAAATCCAAACCAAAAACAAGCAACCACCCCCTAAAACATTCGACCCACAATCCAAAAAAATCCGCGCATTGTGGCTAGAACTACATCGTTTAGGACATATCACAGACGCATCAGAGGCCGCACTTGCAGCTTACGTCAAACGCATCACCACTATTGAATCACTTGCTTGGCTAAGCACAGCACAAGCCAGTCGCTATGATTGGAGTAAAGCACCAGAGTGGGCAATGTGGGCGGCTACCGAACAGAACGGTAATGCTTGGTACTACAACGAGAAACCAAGAGAGCATCCAACAGGATGGGCAATGGCGTTTAAAGATGGCTCAAGAACAGCTAGATGTTGGAACTTGAATGTCTCTGCCATCGCTGATTGGCGAAACTCCCTCGAACAACGTCCGAAACCTGTCGCTGTCGAGCTTGTCAACCCGAAGTTTCCACCAGTGCGGCATGGTGTGGGTGATATTGTTGAGTCTGTTCCTGCGCGTGAGTGCTATCAGAGACCTGGCACTGTATGTACTGCTAACTGTTCGTGTCCACCTGTGGCCGCCAAGATTGAGAAGCCAAAGGAATACATCACTGTCAATAACCACGAAATCCACTTAGGCGACATTCGCGCAGTCTCATTCCCGACAGAACAGGGCTGCTACAGTGTCGTGATTAATGGCGGTATTACGTTCCCGTGCAATGCCAATAACCAGCCTCGCGCTGACATTGTGGTCGCCTGGAAAGCCTATCGGGAGGCATAATCATGGCCACTCTCATTGCTAAGATGGCCAAGTTTGAGGGCTTGAGCGAGAAAGAAGTCTTGCTCAAGTACATGGCCGAACAGGGTAATAGCATCAAAAAAACAGCGAAACGGCTTGGTGTTTCTGAGTCTGCTATGCGTCAGGCTCTTAGTCGTAACGGCATCTATTATCCAAAAGTAACAGCTCAGACGACACGAAAATTGTATGGCAGAGACTATCGAAACGTATCAGAACACATTGCTGAACAGTGCGAGAAGTTACGCAAAGACAACCTCATGCTGTCGTTCAAAGCATTTCACAACATCATAAGCCGCATAATTGAAGAGGAGCGCAAGAATGCCAACACATGACTTGCTATTGTTCGCTATATCGTTTTTTGTGTCGTATATTGTGGCGTTTTGTTTTACAGGGCGCCAACAGAGTAAAGGTAAGACAGCAAAGAAAAAACACAATTCAGAGCCACCACCACCTAAGCACTAACAACAGCCCCAACTTCGGGGCTTTTTTATTGCTACAGTGTTTACATTTGTAAACATATACGATATATTGAGGCATCACAAATCAATAACATAAGAGGACTTTGGGTATGTCAGAATTACACGAAAACTTTTTTGCACCAGCCAGCACCGACATGATTACAGGCATGGTGGCTGAATATCGCGCACGTCGCGCTGTCATCGAGCAAGTGGCTGCACTCATGGCCAAGCCCGAAGTGAGCATTGCTTGTAAGTTTTTCATTGATGGCGACCGAGACTACAAAGGCGCACCGAACGTAAATAGCACCATTGGCCGCCTGTTCCAAGTCAAGACTGGTGTTGCCGCTCTCAATTCGCACTACTGGAACACGGCACTACGTCAGACAGACGTGCTTGAGATCATGCCGCAAAAGCGCAAAGACGAATGGTACAAAATGATCTCGGAACAGACTGCACCAGATTTTGAGGAGCAAGTCGTTCGGGACACCGTCGAGGACTTGTTGGCAAGTCGGTACAAGTTCTTCGCTGAGAGTGTGGACAACGTATTCCGCTCGCTCTCAGGTGACCATGTGACCAACCAGCCGCAAGGGTTCTACAAGCGCATGATCATGGCGTATGTGTTCGATAAATGGGGTAGTTGCTGCTACAAGAAAAGCGGAACAATCCACGACCTGAGACGTGCCGTAGCGCGATTAGAGAACCGCGACGAGCCGCCAGCACGTTCAACTGATACGATTCTGCGTGAGGCCAGAGCGCGTACTGGCGAATGGTTCTACTTCGACGGTGGACGCTTCAAGGTCAAGTGCTTCTTAGTCGGTACTTGCCATATCGAAATCCATCCCGACGTGGCGGTGATGCTCAATATTGTGTTGGCCAGTCTCTACCCAGCCGCGATTCCTGCCAGCTTTCGCACTAAGAACACCAAGCCGTCAAAAAGCTGGACGGTCATTCAGCGTCCGTTGCCAACAATGATTTTGAGCATTCTAAACACAGCAGAACAGGCGTTCAGAATGGAAAAAGACGGCTGGCGTGATGTGAGACGGTACATTCGTGACAGTGCATATATCGGTAATACCAAGAACGAATTTTACGCTGAGGCTGGCCGCATCCTAGAGTCAATCGGTGGTGTTTTGGTAGTCGATGGAAACTACAGCTACTACCAGTTCGACTACGCCCCATTGCCAGTCATTGCCGAGATTGTAGCCAATGGCACTATCCCCGACAAAAAGAGCCACCAGTTCTATCCAACGCCACGCAACCTCGCTGAGATTGCCGTCGAGTTGGCTGACATTCAGCCAGGTATGTCGGTGCTTGAGCCGTCGGCTGGTGTTGGTGGGCTGGCTGACGTGATTGCGGAGTACACTAAGGACATCACCTGTGTTGAGCTGAGCAATCTGCATTCGCAAATCCTGAAAAGCAAAGGGTACAACACATTCAATGGTGACTTTCTGACAACGGTCGATACCCTCAAGGGCGGCTATGACCGCATCGTCATGAACCCCCCTTATAGCGAGGGCAGATGGCAAGCCCACGTTGAACACGCCAGTAAGTTCCTGCTGCCCAATGGTGTGTTGACTGCCATCCTGCCGTCCAGTGCGAAGAACAAAGACATCCTGCCAGACTTCGACTGCGAGTGGCATGGTGTCTATGAAAATATGTTCCCCGATGCGTCAGTGAACGTGGTCATTTTAGTAGCAAAGAGTAAGTAGAGGTATCTATGAAAGAACGTCCGATTTTATTCAGTGCGCCAATGGTGCAGGCGATATTGGCTGGTAACAAGACACAGACTAGACGTGTGGTGAAGCTGCCGAAGAAAGCGAAGTGGGGAACAGAGTACGACGGTCAAGTTATCATTGATGATGGTTCAACCTTCAGGCATGACATCGAGGTCGATGAATTGAAGTGTCCGCACGGTCAAGTTGGCGACCGTCTTTGGGTGAGAGAGACTTGGCAGGGTGTGATCTTGGATGAGGATGAACAAGAGGAAGCCCGCGAAAACGGGAGGGAAGCATTCATGAATCCCCAACACTGCATATATAAAGCCAGTGACAACATTGATCGCATGATTGACGAGGATGGCGATCAACTAAAGTGGAAGCCATCAATCTTTATGCCTCGTTGGGCTTCGCGCATCTTGCTTGAGATTACAGGCGTTCGCGTTGAGCGTTTACATGATATTAGCGAGCAAGATGCTATTGCGGAGGGGATTGAGGTTTTACCGTTGCAATCTAAAAATAACCCATCTGCATGGTATCAGGTTGGTAATGGATTATTTCAGGGTCGTTCGGCAAGGGCAGTTTATTTAAAGCTTTGGGAATCAATCAACGGACGCGAATCGTTAGACGCTAATCTGTTTGTGTGGGTGATTGAGTTTAAGGTAATCGAAGCCAAGTAACAACGTGGGGCTAGTCCCCACAAGGTGATTTTATGAAATTAAGACAACGAGTTAGAAAAAACAGCAAACCGTCTGTTGCAGAGTTAGAAGCTGCCAGTATTCGTTTTGTTGATGGCAGTTATTTAATCAATCCAATGTTTGCACGAAAAATATTTCGCGCAAAAAAGAAAGATGTTGTACGCATCGACAAGCACTGGCTTGGCAGCGGATCTACAGTGTTATTGATTATTAAAGATTATGATTATTGCAGGTGATTTTATGTTATTACCATCTAAAAAACACTTTTTGCGTTATGACGCGCAAACATACGAAACTCAGGGTTTTTATTGATTTGCATGGTATTCCGCTAAAAATGCACAACGATAAAACAAAAAACCAACGATTTGCTAAAGAGCCTCGTTTTTGGCAGGTGACAGCTACGGCAAAAACCAAAAGCAGTGACAATGCTAACATCCAATCCACACATTTTAAATTTGTGACAGAACAAAAATGCTTGTTAAGCGAATTAGCTGCCATTGTTAACGATCAAATATTTTCTGATGACGACTTTCTACCAAATTGTATATCAGTGATAGTTTGCGCGCGCGTGATGACTGAGGGCGGCGTTTAACTATTTACAAACGTAAATCCAATATTTACAATCAGCGAAAACATCAGGACAATGATTATGCGATATGATTCACCACTAAAAATGACTGAGCAGCAACGGATTGATGAATATTGTCGTTTGCTGGCTAAGATACCAAATGAGCCTGCTGGCAATCGCGTTCAATTCGTGATGCGCGCTTGTTTTGCTAAGGAGCAGACAGTGCGAATTTGGAATTGTAATCGAGCAATACCTCAGCAAAAATTATACATGCTTGGCTGTAGAATGAAAAAACTTGGTTTTATTGTAAATGATGTGAGCCGTAATTAACCGCTGATGATTATTGTCATTCGTGGAGTTTTGGATATTTGAATTAACCCGCGTTATGCGGGTTTTTTATTAGTAGTGTTGAGATTTACGCTCGAATAAAAACTCATCGAATGGATAAATTGTCTTGTTTGGCGGTATATCTTCGCGCTTAAGCCATTGTTTATTATTGTATTTGACTGGCTTTCCGCAGTTTAGGCACTGAACACAATAATGCTCAGTGAGATTGCCAAAAATTCTATACGCAAATACACGATGGCCGATGTGGTCACATTCTGAAATCATGGTGTGTCTCCAAAGGCATCCATGCCCTTACATTCAGGTAAAATCAAACATTGCCAAATTGATCGACATACATTTAGATACGATGCCATTAAATCTATGTGGTGATTTTTCTTTTTTACTTCCCTTGATTCTTAACAACTGGCCGCGAATGTCGGACGCATAGGGTGTGTGCTTCACTAATTCACTAATGCTGGTACTGTTGTTGCTGATATACAGTAACCCATCTTTAACGCGCATTCCGTACCGTTGCAGGATGTTGTCGGCTTCGTCTCGTGTCATATTTGGATTGTATGAATTAGCGGCTTTGACAATATCAAAAACGCTGATCTCGCCTAAATCTTTGACACGGATTGTTGATTCAAGCAGTGCGTTAAATGCTTTGATGCTCTCGTCTGCATCAACGGTGCGGTATTCCGTCCAATCGAATCCGTCAAGCCATTTTTTAGCCTGTTCGCGTGTCACTTGGCCATCATTGACGGTTGACCAACAACCAGCAGCCAACGTGCCGCATTGGTCACCCTCTCGCACACTGCCGAACTTTTCGGCGGCAACACTCACAAACGTATTCACGTTGGCTAAAATATTTTTGATGTTCGACAGGCTACGCATCAATAAACGATGGCCAATATAACTATCGTTTTTGAGTTTGTGCAGCTCATCTTTGAGCTTTGACCATGTTTCAGCGGCTTGTGTATCCTCGTGTTTTGGCAGTAGGGCTAACACGGTTAAACGCTCAATATCGGCTTGGTGTTTGATGCCTACCTGAATTGACGACAGGCAAAACATTGATCGAATGGTAAAGTTCATCGCCTCGCCTGTAGCTGTGCCTTTGTATGTGATTGCACCTGATTCGCTCGATGCTTGGCGAATTAACGACAGGATGTTTTGTACTCGCTGTTGCTCTTTTTCGTTGTTCTGTTCTGACTCATCAAACAACACGGGCAGTGCGTCGCTGTGTAAACGCTGGCGTATTCCTGCTTCTGTGCTGTTGCCCTGTGCGAATATATCGAAACCACCCATTAAATGGTGCACATATTCGTTTAATACAGTGGTTTTACCGCATCCTGCACCACCTGTGAGCCACAAGTGAGGCCGCCACTTTAACGCGCCGCAAATCGGGGCTAATGCAGCCCATCCAAGTAGTAATACGCTTGATGCTTGCTTGACCCAGCGAAACATTTTAGAAATTTCTAGCAGTGTTTGACCTTCCTGTGCTGTGAGCATTTTCTTGTCTTTGAGTTGCAGTGAGCGATTGAGTTCATAAAAATACTTACTATCAATCTCACTTGTGTCTAACTCTTGATTATCTAATAACAATCTATCGCCAAAATGATAAATGATGCGATCATTATCAATCCATGCACCACGGCCTCGGATGCGTGTCGGGTCAAAAATCCCTGCGGCATGAGCGGCGTTAATCAACCAGTCGGTGGCGGCGCGTTTATCAAAGCCATCTTTTTTGGGGAATAACGCCTCCCAATAGACTAATGGCGCGAGCTCTAAAAACGTTTTATCGGTAAATTCTGATTTTTCGACAATCTGTTTTTTTAGGCGTGGATAGAAATAATATCTGTCGCGGTCATAGCCAAGTACACGAAAATAGTCTTGATTAAAATCTACCTGTGCGACTGGTTTTGGCTCTTCGGTTTTGGGGGTTGGTTGTGATGTTTTTGGTGCTTTAGGCTGCTTATGGTCTTTTGGTGGTTGCCATCCATTATCAATTGCCATGCCGTACAGTGTTGCTATTTTGATGTCGTGGATGTTGGCAAATGAGTTGTATTTATCTTGCATCCCGCGTGGGCTGTACTTGCTGCTTTTGGCTGACCAATAGTCCCAAATGCTAAAACCTGAAGCGCCAAACTCGCTATAAATAGCCGCGCCGATTTTATACCATTCATCATATCCGCAATCAGCAGGGATATACGCTAATGCTGATTCTACCTTAGCGCGTTCGTTAGTCGGCAGGGGTGATTCGTTTGATATTTTTGGCTTGTTTTCGCGTGGTGGTTTAACAATTTCGCGTAAGCGGTTTAATGCTTTTTCGGTAATCTGATTGACTTCATTAGGTGTGCCTTCGAGTTGATTGCCTGTCATGGTAAAAAACTGGGAATTTGCAAACACTTCGATGCCAATATCATTGTTTTTAAATGTTTTTGTATTACCCAAGACAAACAGGTGATAACCCCTACCAGATGGCGATAGCTCGGTATATGTGTTTAATCCTGTGATGATATTTTGCGCTAGTTTTGGATCACGGTCTTCTTTGTGGTCGATGTCGATGCCGATTAAGCCATCATTAGGCAGGAATGCAAAACCAAGTCCGCTGTAATCACCAAAGTCTAATGCTGATTTTGCCTGTTCGTATGTTGCTAAGTGCGCTAAATCTTCGGGGCTGCCTTGTGTGCCTTGACGTTTTTTGCCGTTGATGTAGTACGGCACTTTTCGGGGTTTTTTGTCGCCCTCGTATTGCTCAAATAACCATACAAGCCACTGTTTGCGGCTGGTTAATTCGATTGGGAACATATTATTGATACCTTACGTTATCGGTTTATGCGCTACTTATACCAAAAGGTACGCGGCAAGCGGTAACGAATCGCTTTTTGTCATTAGATAGCTAGTCCAATCAAGCCGCAAACAGATCTTAGCACAAATAAACTAAAAACCAAGTGACTCGTCAATATAAATTAACAGTCCGTTTACGCCGTCTTTTTGCGCTTTTTTTGTTTTAAAAACGACATTATGACGGCGGCCATAGGCACGAGCGGCTGAGCCTACACTATTAATTCGTGGGTCACTATCTGGAACAAAAAAAGAATCACCCTCAACCATGTCAGCAAATGGATATGTAACTTTAGCGTGTTTTAATGGTTTTACACTAGATTGTGATACTTTTTCAATGCTATACATAACTCACCTGTCTTATATAAAGAAATAACAACATCATTTTAGCGACATCTCAGCAACATTACAAACAAAATACATAAAACGGTTTAAATGTTATAGCAATATTCCAAAAACAGCACAAATAATATTTATGCAACACACAAACAACACACATAAAACATTCGTGAGTTATACATAATCCAACGTATTGATGATGTTTTTCGCCTCAGTTACACCGTTTTTACCCTGTTTTTAGCGCGTGTAACCGTTTTTTTGGTGCGACGTAACCACTTGCACGATGTGTAACCTATTGATTTTAAATGTTATTATTTTGTGTGTAACCGCCATTGGTTACACTTAACTATATGATTTTATTATGTTTTTAGCGTTTTTTTGCGTTTGTAACCGAAACCAGCGGAAACATATATATAAAGACATAGATATATATGTAACGAAAATCATATAGCTCTATATATATAATATATTATGGTTACATAATAATAATAATAATAAGCACTGTAAACTATTGATTTTAAAGGATTTTTTGTGTAACCGATCGTGGTTACAAAGTGGTTACAGCGTAGTTAAGTCATTGATTTTAAATGTAACTTTTTTTTGAAAGTTGTAACGGGATTGATAAAAAACATTCACACATCTGCATATTGGCCACAAATGATTGTAAGGCTTGCTCATCGTGGGTCTTACACCAATGCAAAAAACCACCCATCAGCGCATTGCACAGCATCGCATAAGTCGAAACCGCTTCATGCTGTCTAGCAGCCTACCAAGACCCGCCAAGCGCGGGTTTTTTATTGCTCACTATTCACATGCCGCATCAATCAACGCTACACCACCAAATATCGCGTATAACGCACGATAACGTAAAAAACGTATTGACCTACTGCTATGGTTTTGGTGTGGCTTGTGCGTGAGATATGAGGTATCTTTCCTATTTCAAAACTTATGCTAGACTGTCTAACATAGTGATTAGTATTTATTTAAAATATGGCGACAAATAATCGTGTTTTTAGTATATTAATTTTGCTAACTAATTGAGCAGCAAAAAATGCAAATACGAAAACCAAACGTTTTACAGTTTACAGCAAAAAGACAAACATGTTTCCAAAACGCGAACACAGCGAGACAAACAAATGATTGAAAACACATCACTTGCTGAATATATAACTAGCGTTTTAGTGTTTTTGAAATTGTTAGCTGCGCCTATATTGGGTTTTGTCACTGTGCTACTACGCCGAGCGTATCAGGGCAAAAATAAAAAACTGTCAGTCAGCATTTGTGAAGCTGGTTTAGTCGCAATTGCGGGTTATTGTATTGTGCCGCTATTTGTTCGGTTCAATATTGATGCTGACATGGCCTATCCGTTTTCGTTTTTTTTGGGTGTGTTAGGTATTGATCGCGCTAGTTTAATGCTGACGAACTGGGCGAATAAGAAGTTGGAGGATAAGTGAGATGGCAGTGGAAGGTAATCAATTCTGGAAAATGCGTTCCATTCATGGGCGAAGTCCAAAATTTGAAACGCCTGAACAATTATGGAATGCCGCATGTGAATATTTTCAATGGGTTAATGATAATCCACTAAAAGAAGATAAAGTAAATTTTCATCAAGGGGTTGCTGTTCACGAGCCAGTCACAAAAATGAGGGCAATGACTATTCGGGCAATGTGTTTTTTTATTGGTTTGAGTCGTCAGGGGTGGTTTGAATACAGTAAAAAACCTGATTTTTCTGACATCGTTCAAGAAATTGAAGATGTTATCTACTCTCAAAAATTCGAAGGCGCATCTGCTGACCTGTTAAATGCAAATATTATTGCTCGTGAATTAGGGCTTGCTGATAAACAAGAATTTTCAGGATTTAACGGCAAACCTATTGTTACCGCGTCATTGCCTCCGGAAGAAGCTTACAAGTTGATGCTTGAAAAATGACAGCTTATCAAAACTTTGATTTTCTACATCCGAATTATGACGAGATATATAAAACTCGCGCAAGTTGTTTGCTGAAAATCAGAGAAACAGATGGGATGCTTGGCGGTCTATTAGAGTTTTACAAAACGCATCCTGTTGAATTTATTAATGATTGGATGATGACGTTTGACCCTAGAAATGCAGAGGTCGGACTGCCGACGCAAGTTCCGTTTATTTTATTTCCCAAACAAGCCGAATTTATCACATGGCTTCGAGATAGGTGGTTAAAACGCGAAGACGGCCTTGCTGAAAAATCGCGTGACATGGGTGTTTCGTGGTTATGCGTTGCGTTCGCCGTTTGGATGTGGCGGTTTCATAGCGGTGTTGTTATTGGTTTCGGTAGTCGTAAAGAGGACTATGTAGACAATATTGGCGACCCTAAGTCGTTGTTTTGGAAAATACGCTCTGCAATTATGCTGTTGCCAAAAGAATTTCGACCAAATGGTTATGATGAAAAAAAACACGCACCATTCATGCGGATTATCAATCCTGAAAACAATTCAGTGATCGTGGGTGAGGCTGGTGATAATATTGGGCGCGGTAACAGAACGTCAATCTACTTCAAAGACGAATCAGCGTTCTATGAGCGACCAGAGCTAATTGATGCGGCATTATCTCAAACATCAAACTGCAAAATTGATGTATCAACACCAAATGGCAACGGCAATCCGTTTTTCAGAAAGCGCATGAGTGGGAATATCTCAATATTCACGTTTCATTGGAAAGATGATCCTCGAAAAGATGAAAAATGGTACAACAAGCAAAAACTAACACTTGACCCAGTTGTGTTAGCTCAAGAGATCGACATCGACTATAACGCATCTTCAACTGATAACTACATATCAGGAGATGACGTGCAAAAGGCCATGTCAATGGGTGTTGCTGATGTAGAAAAACAAAAATGCGGATGGATTGTTTCGATTGACGCTGCGCACATGGGCGATGACGAATCAACAATCCACTGCCGAAAAGGGCGACTAAACTTAAAACAAATTGTTCGCCGAAAAATGGACGGCATACAGCTTGCAGGGTTAGCGATTGATATTGCCCAACAATTAGAAAGCACAGGCGACAGGGTGGATGGTTTTATTATTGAATTAGACGGACCTGGTGTTTCTTGCTACGACCAATTACGCGAACATAAAAAATACAAAAAAATCATTTACGGGGTGCATACAGGTGCGCGTGTTGATGATGGCAAAAATTATAATGTTAGAGCTAGAATGTGGCGAGATGCCAAAGATTATTTATTGTTTGGCGGCTGCAATCTACCAAACGACATGGAATTAAAGAGCCAATTATCAAGCCTGAAGTATTTGTACAAAAACGGCGAATTGTTAATGCAATCAAAAAAAGAATACAAAAAAGAGTTTGGCAAGTCACCTGACAGGGCAGACGCTTTTGTGTTATCTTTTGCTGTGCCAAATATGCGGCCATCTTCCGATTTTGTAGATAATTACGAACGGTCTGACCATCGACCACGCGGACACGGTTATTAATATGACTCAGCAATACACAGGCAAACTAGACATTGCAAAGATTACGCAAATTTTACAGAGCGATAATCTAGCTGATGATTTAGATGAGATGAAAATTTCACAAATCCAGTCATCATGCCAAGAGCTTTACAACAAAGATGCCGAGTCGTGCAGTGCTTGGCGTGAAGAAGCCAAACTATTGATGCAAATTGCTGCGCTAAAAGACAAGTCTCGTATGGATTTTATTGATGGGTGGCAAGCGGATATTCAACTGCCTGACCTTATCTTTTCAGCAATTCAATTTAATGCGCGTACCCTGCCAGAATACATCAAAGACGGTAAAGTCTGCCAAGCCAAACAAATCGGCAAGTTTTCGCAAGATAAACAATCTCGCCTAACCCGTGTGTGCAAGTTTATTAATTGGCAACTCACAAGCCAAATTGACGAATGGACAGAAAATTTTGATAAATTATTGCTTCAGCTTCCGATTGTCGGCCATTTATTCAAAATCACAATTTACGACAATGTGTTAAATAGACCAACTGACACACTACTAATGCCTGATTGTGTGACAGTCAACAATGAGCCAAACAATCCAGACTGGATGCGTCGTATTAGTATTGATATGACTGTCAATCAAAACACATACAAAGACAAAATTGTTAGTGGTGCATGGCGCGATATTACACTGATTGAAAAAGACGGCACGGAATACGATCAGAAATATGACATCGTGCAGATGCACTGTTGGTATGACCTAGACGACGATGGCTATCAAGAGCCGTACATTATCACGCTCGAAAAAAGCGAGTGGAAGCTACTGTCAATCATCCCGCGTTTTGATGGCGATTCACTGATATTTAAATTTGACCCGAAAGACCCCGACAACACTGCTGAATTGGTTGGTATTGATGCGGTTGATTACATTACTAGCTACCAATATTGCCCAGCACCTGACGGCAGCGCATTGGGCATTGGTTTAGGTCACATCATTAAAACATTGGGCAAAACACGCAACACAACAATTAACCAAATCCTTGATAATGGTACTCAAGTTAACCTCAATTCAGGCTTCATCAAACAAGGTTTATTTCGCGATGATGGCAATGTCAAAATGCGTCCGAATGAGTGGAAGATTGTGGACGCTGCATTCAGTGGCTCAGACATCAAAGACGCTATTTTCCCATTGCCCGTGAACGAAGCCTCACAAAGCACGTTTTTAGTGTTCAAAGAAATGGGCGATATCATCAGTAAGATTGCCCAAACCGGCGAAATCATGTCGGGCGAAGGCGCACCTGCTAATATGCCTGCAACATCTGTGCTTGCTATTATTGAGCAGGGCAAAATCTCTCAACGTGTTATTTTAAAACGTATTAACTACGCATTAACACGCGAGTTAAAATGCATTTATCGTTTGAATTTGGCGCATTTATCAAACTCAGTCTATCAAAATGTATTAGATGAAAGCGCCAATGTTGCTCAAGATTTTAATTTAGCTGATTGCGATATTGAGCCTGTCGCTGACCCTATGTTTAGCACCCGTGTCGAGCGTTTAATGCGTACACAAGCAGCCATGCAAATCGGCATCCAGTCACCGCTATTAGTGCGCGATTATTTGATTGAGTTAGGTTATGATCAACAAGAGGCCGAGCAATTAGCTCAGGGTGATGCACAAGCTAAAGCCGCTATTGCTCAAGGTCAACAGCAAATGGAAATGATGCAAAAGCAGCAAGACCTGCTTAAACAGCAAACCGAATCTGATAGACAGAAAGAATCGTTACTCAAGGCCGAGCTTGAGGTAATGAAGGCTAAAATGGAATTGGTGGCTTTAGAGTCTAAAGTAAAGTTAGACGAAGCAAACGCCGCTAAAACTATGGCCGAAACCATGCAGCTTCAAGACGAGTTGCAATTTCAAAGAAATCAGGCGTTGCTTAATAGTGCGATGCCTGCAATTCCTACCGATGAGGAATTAGAAGACGAGGTGTATGATGATACGACAATTCCCAAAGGCACAGCTACAGGAATGGATGGAGATGCCCGAAACACAGGCATTATTCGACCTACTGAAGATGAAAGCCAACCAATGCAATCAGCTCCAAGCAATCAACCTGCCGACAGACAGCCAATTGTTGATGGTGGAGGCAGTGAAGCGCAAATCAATGACGCAAGCGTTATTAGCAATCAACCAAACAGCGATTTTTAATGAATTGGTGGAGGCTGAAGATGCAAAATAATGAAACCGTAACAGTTTGGCCTGATGAATGGTCAGTTGTGGGACCGCGCATTTTGGTGCGTCGTGATAAAACAGAACTGCAAAAACTAAGTAGTATTTTGGCTATTCCCGAAGAAACACTAGAAAAAGATGCCCGTGCTAATATTTCGGGAGTAGTGTTGCAAGTTGGTGAGCAGGCTTACAATTTACCCTCACAAGCTACACGCGAAGGGGATAAAAACGTTTGGTGCAACGTAGGTGATCGCGTTATTTTTGGTCAGTATGCTGGCACAAAAATTTTAATGGAAGGCGCGGAAAATCTTGTTGTATTAAACGATGAGGATATTATTGCCGTGAAAAGAGGTGGCACAGTATGACAATCGAAAAAACAGCCGAACAAGTAGCTCAAGAAGTTACTGACAGCATGAGTCAATTTTTGGGTGATGATGCGCCAAAAGTTGAAGACAAACAAACTCAGCAACCACCAACTGACACAAAACAGCCTGAACAAGACGCACCCAAAAAACCAACGCAACGTGAATTAGATCATGCTCGTGCTATCGAAAAGGGGTGGAATCCAAATCAGGCAGAGTTTGAAGAAGAAACAGGCAAGGAATGGGTAAGTGCATCTGCATACTTGCGTCAACGCGACATGGCTGATGAAATTAGCCGCAGTCATAAGCAAACTAAAGAGCTACGCAAGCAGTTAGAAAAGTTGCAAAAACAGCAACAAGAACTGATGCAAGGCATGACTAAAAAACAGATTGAAAGCGAAAAAGCATTATTAGATGACCAAATTCTAAAAGCCGCGCAAGAACAAGACTATGATTCTATGCGTGAATTGATGGCTAAGCGCGATGCAATCAAGCAAGATCAGCAAGAACAGCAAGATGATGACGGTCAAAGTTCTAACCCATACGAAGAAACAGCCGAAGAAATCGCACAAGCTGCAACCGCGTGGAAAGAACAGAATAAATGGTTCGCTAATGAAAAATACCGCGATGAAGCTATTGAATTAGAACAACGGTACGCTGCTGCTAATCGTGGATGCTCAATTAATGAATCGCTCGATTATGTTCGCACAGTGATGGAAAAACGCCATCCTGAGTTGAAGCCCGCACCAAGCCTCAAAACACCACTGAAACAGCCTGATGCTTTGCCTCGTGGTGGTGGTAAAAAAGAATTTACCGAATCAGACCTGCCATCGGAAATGAAAGCAGAGTATCAGCGATTAGTTAAACACGGCCACATTAAAACAGCCGAACAAAAAGCAGCTTATTTAAAAGAAGCAAAAGCTTCATTAGGGGTGTGATATGGAATTAGGTAATGAATTAGGTTTAGGCGAAAAAAACCGCTTAAATACAGGTCGTGGTCAAGGCCGTGAAGATCGTGTCAAGCCGCAAGTCCCACAAAGCGACCGACCAACGCGCGTACCATTTCACGAACAACGTACTGCATTAAACGACAAATTAATTCCTGATGGCTATCATGGTCACTGGTTTGCTGATAAACCAGCAGGAAGGCTTGCACAAGCGTTAAATGCAGGCTACAATTTTGTTAACAAAAACGGTCAGGTTTACTCTGATCTTGTTACCGAGAGCGGCATTGATAGCCGTGTATCGAAGTCGGGAAGCGATGATGTAACATTGTACCTCATGGTAATTCCGTTGGAATTATATGAGGCAGACCAAGCAGCCAAGAATGCAAAGGCGAAAGAGGCCACACAATCCATTCTTGAACCACTTGGAAACGCAAAAGACTTCTATGCTCGCAAAGATGGCTCGGTTTCTCCAGTTGCGCATGGGGTCTCACAAAAGATTGAAAATTTACCATTCATTGAGTGAGATAGCTTATGGCTTTTACATCAAATGGTTTTCGCCCCGTTACTGGTTATGTAATCAACAATGCGTGGCTCAAAACCTATCACATCCCGTCTAGCAATTCGGTCAATATTGCGGTCAACGACATTGTTAAAGCTGGCTCTTCGGGTGATGCTTTGGGTATTCCTGATTGTGCTCGTATCACTGGCATTAATGACGTTCCTGTTGGTGTTGTTGTTGGATTCTTGACTGACCCCAACTATTTAAACCAAACCTATGCTACGTTAGGCACTGAGCGTTACGCGCTGGTTAACACCGACCCTGAATTGCTGATGGAAGCACAGGAAAACAACGCATCCTCTGCGACATTGGCATTGTCTCGTTTGGGTGCACCTGTGGATGTTGCGATTACTGCGGTTGATACTGTGACTGGCACTAGCTCTATGCAAATCGCGTCGGGCACGCTTGCTGGCTCGCCTGGTATGTTCCGTTTACAGCAACGTTCAGGCTCTGTCGACAATGCGGCGGTTGGTGGCACAAATACCAAGTGGATTGTGTCTTTTAACGTTCACCAATTTAAAGCAACAGCTTAATAGGGGCGAGTTATGAGTATTAATACCCTTAGTGCATTTGCCAAAGCCTCGCGACCTGGCTTGAAAATTATCTTCAACACCGAAGTTGCGGTGCGCACCCCATATCACGAGCAGATTTTTAGCAAAGTTAGCTCTGATAAAAACTACGAAGAACGTATGGGCATGGTTGGCCTACAAATGGCACAAGCCAAGCCTGAAGGCTCACCTGTGTTGTATGGTGACAGTAACCAAGGTTACATTCGCCAAACGCGCAACGTGACCTATGCCATTGGTATGGCTGTAACGATGGAAGCGATTGAAGATAATTTGTACCCACAGATTTACAACAACGCTAAAATGTTAGGCCGTAGCTGCTACTTGACCAAACAAACATTGGGTGCAGCCATTTTCAACAATGGTTACGACTCTGCTTACACTTACTTGGATGGTCAACCTTTATTTAGTACAGCGCACGTTCGCAAAGGTGGTGGTACATACAGCAACCGTTTGGCGGCTGGTATTGATTTATCTGAATTGGCATTAGAAACGATTTACGCTAATTTACGCGCAAACCGTGACGAACGCGGCAATTTAGACCCATTAATGAGCCGTGACCTGGTTGTACCTCCACAATTAGCGCACCAAGCATACCGTTTGTTGAAGTCAGACAAACAAGCCGAAACAGCAAACAACGCAATTAATGCGATTCGTAGCCGTGGCACAATCCGCGATATTATCGAAAATCCGTTCTTGTTAGATGCTGATGCGTTCTTTGTGACGACTGACATTCCCGAAGGCATGGGCATGATTTATCAAGAGCGTAAAGCTTTAGATTTCGATCAAGACAAAGATGCAGACACGATGAATGCTAAATTCTTAGCATACGAGCGTTATGCGTTTGATGTTGTCGATATTCGTGCTGTTTATGGTTCACCAGGCGTCTAATGACGCCTTTTAGGGGGTTTTATGACTATTGAACACACCCAGTTTCCTGCTGGTGTCGGTACGTGTCCCCAAGGTGATACTTCGGGACCTTTTATCTCTAAACCGTATCAGCGTGATTTTATTGTGCGCTTGCCGATTGTGGCGAGTGCATCAGCCCAAAGTATTGCTTACACAAGCATTAAGGGTTGGCCAACTCGTTACGCTCGTGTAGAGCATAGTGCTATCAATGTGATTACTACGCCAACATCGGGCACAACAAAAACGGTGAGCTTAGGTTATACAGGCTCAAACACTGCTTTTGTGAATGCTCAGTCTGCGGCTAGTTCGGGTGTTATACCTGGTGCTGGTGCTGTTGTTGATTTACACGCCACGTCATTAACTTACACATTAGGTAGCAATAACTGGTCATCTGATGCAGTGCTTGAGGCTATTTTAACTGTCCACTGTATTGATTAAGGAGGCTTATTATGCGTCCTCGTCACTACAGTTACACGCCCGAAGCAGCAGGGACGGCGACAATCGCCGCATTGCAAACTTTGGCGGCAGCAGGTAATTTATCATTAAGCGGCACTTATGGTGCTAATGGGTTTAGTTCGGGGTTAATGTGGAAGTTGACATTAACCTCTGCTAATAATCTATCAGCCCGAACATTTACCATTAATTACATTGATGCACAGGGCAATGCTCAAACAGCAACAACTGCGGGGCCAAACGCAACTACATTAACAACAAGTATTTATGCCCAAAAGGTAACAAGTATTTCTGTTGATGGTGCTGCGGCTGCGGTGTCTGTTGGTCATGTCAATGTGGGTTATGGACCTTGGAAGCATTTGGCGAGTCGTTTAGGTTATACGCCTAGCTCTGTGATGATTGCAAAATCAGGCACAGCGACAGTAGCTCTTGAATGCACAATGGCGAATATTGCTGATAACGCCTTATTTACGGCTGGTTTTGATTATTACACACAGACTGCCACAATCACCCCAACAGGGTCAGGCACGATGCAGGTGTATGCGTTAAACTCTCGTGAAATTGGCGCGCGTTTGCGTATTGATGCTTACACAAGCGGATCTATCAATGTGGATATTTCCGTATCTGCCAAGGGGTAAAATATGGGGCGTAGTGTGCCACGTTGTAAACTCGCCCCCTATGCTAAAAAGCGTGGCGATTTTGGTGTAATTGATGATATTAGCGGTTTTCGCGAATTACGCACTAACTGTGCTATTGATGGTTATGGTTTTTTAGCCAAAGATGGCGACCCAAGAAACCCACAAGAAATCCCTCCCGATTTTACCGAAGAAATTGCGACTTGGCCTGACCCACGACCCGTGGGTGAGTTGGCTTTTCTGCCAAGCACAATCATTTATTTTATCATTCAATACACAATTACAGTCTCATCAAGCAGCAATCTAGTTAATGTTACGCCGATTGGTGTTGACGGTATATTTCCGCTTAATTCTGATTGGCAACTGATCTGCACAATTGATGAAACCAAAGATTGGTTAATGTTTTGTGCTGCGACCGATTCAGTCGATTATGATATTGAGTATGTCGCGGTGCCAACAGGTGATACCCCGACCGAATTAGACGGGCAACCTGTTTTTGCTAGTGAGCAATTCAAAAACGGCATTCCCTATGGTGATATTTACGCAAAATCAGCAACAAATGAAACGTTGATTGCGTATTGGGGTGCTTATCAAGGTGGCGGCTCAATATTTGACGCTAGCGCAACTATATCATTTAATGCGCCGATTGCTTTATACGAGTGGTTTGTTGATGATGTTTTAGCGGCGACAGGTGTTGTTGCTGTTTTGACTTTACCATCAGGCACATATACTATAAAAATCAAAGTGACAGACACAGAAGGTCACACCGACTCAAAAACATTTACGTTTATTCAGCCATAGGTGATTCATGGCCACATCAAACAGCACTAATTTTAAACTCAATGCACAAGAGCTGGTTGAGTCTGCTTTACGTTTGGCGCGTATCTTGGGTATCGGTCAAAGCGTTGAATCCGAAGTGATGAATATCGGCTATCAAAATCTAAATATCATGATGCGCCATTGGGAAAACACAGGGGTTCGCATTTGGGCAACAGAACGCGCTTATTTGTTCCCTGATTTTGGCGTACCTGAGTTTGACGTGCCATCAGCGAATGTTCGTGCTTGTTTAGAATCCGATATGCGCCAAAACACGCTAGCTGCTAATGCAAGTATTGGTGATAGCTCAGTAACACTAACAAGCACTATCGAATATTTGTCAGGTGATTACATTGCTTTTTCAACAAGCAGTGCGGGTTTAATTTGGTACACGGTTGATGCTGTTGTTGGCAATGTAGTTTCATTATTTGAAGTTGGCACTACAGATGCCGCCAGCCTGTCTGCTGATTTATTGCAAGGCTCTATTGTTGTAGGCTACACCACAAACGCATGGATGCCGTTACGAGTAATTGAAGCAAGACGGCATGACCTATCATCAAACACAGAAGTACCGCTCAGAATCGCGGGCAAGTTTGATTATGAGCGCATCCCTAATAAATTACTGCAATCATTGCCGCTATGGCTTTATACGCAACTAAATATTGATACCACCAAGTTTTATGTGTGGCCAACGAATCAATACAGTAATTTTGTGATAGCTTATAGTTTTGAGCGACGCTATCAGGATATTGACGCAAGCACAAACGATGTTGATTTTCCTCCCGAAGCCTATGAAGCTATCCGTTATGGTTTGGCTTCTCGCATGGGCGTCGAGATGGGCATAGGCAAAGAGCATCAAATCTATCTTGACCAAAAAGCCGAAAACTACTTCCAAATTATGCGCAACAAATGGTCGGGACAAGCATCTGTATCATTCGGAGGTAGACGCTAATGTTTATTGGTAACTCTATCAAAGACCCTGATGTTTCGATTAGTCGCCAAGAATCGATCAATTATTATATTGAATCTCAAGGGGAAGGCGCACGAAACACAAAAGTGCTCATAGGCGCACAAGGCACAGAATCTTGGACTACTGTGGGTAGTGGGCCAATAAAAGCCATTCATAATCATAATGAGCGTTTATATTGCGTATCAGGTATTGAGTTTTACGAGATTTTATCGGATGGCTCGTCTATTTTGCGCGGGACATTATTAGAAACCAATCAGCCATTTATTGTGAGCAACTTGACACAAGTGGTTGTTATTAATGGCGTTAATGGCTATGTGTGGGATGAAACAACAGAGCTATTCACACAGATTAGCAGTCCTAATTTTTACCCAACATCCTATGGCTGCTATCAGGACGGTTATATGTTTTTTGTGCGTGATGGGACGGGCCAGTTTTTTGTGTCTGCTATTGATGACGCACTAACATACAATGCGATTGATTTTGACGAAGCCATTTTACGCGGCGATAATTTACTATCGATTGTTTCAGATACTCGCAACGTGTGGCTTGTTGGTGAACGCACGACCGAACCGTGGTATAACAACGGCCAATTAACTGGTGCGCCTATTGTCCCAACTCGTGGTGCTGCCAGTTTGCGTGGTGCTGCTGCAAAATATTCGGTGGTATCATCTCAAATAGGATTGTTCTTTTTAGGTGATGATCATAACGTTTATTGGATGCAGCAATACACAGCCAAAAACATCAGCACCGATGCACAAGCTAAAGAGTTAACAAGCTATCCTGATTTATCCGATGCTTTTGCATTTATGATGAATATTGACGGTCATTGGTTTTATGTTTTAACCCTGCCAACACAAAAACGCACGTTTGTTTTTGACCCCGAAGAAAACGCTTGGCACAATCGAGAAAGCCGCAACTTAGGTTATTGGCGAGCTGCGTGTTATGAGCAATGCTTTGGTTATAACTTAGTGGGCGATCTGCTAAGCAACAAAATAGGCAAACTAAAACGTGATTGCTATCAAGAATATGGTGATTATTGGGTGTCAAAACGCATCACGGGTGTTTATTCTGCGAGACAAAAACTACTCAGTTTTAATCGTTTAGAATTGGTTTTTGCGTCAGGTTTTGTTGCGCCAAATGTTGACCATATTGCCTCGCTAAGAATATCAGGCAATCGTGGTATGACATTTGGAAACCCAAGACAGCAACGTATTGGTAAAATGGGTAATGGTAGAATTAGACCGATATGGCATGCTGTGGGCAGTTATCGCGATGTTGTTTTTGAGTTATCTGTCTCAACAAATGGTAATCGTGATTTATTAGAAGAAGACATTGAAGTTGAAATAGGGGGTAACTAATGAATATTCCTTCGTTTCAAAGTTTTGAACAAATGAGCGCAAAAGACAGGCTTATTTGGTACAATGTTTTTCAAGATATGGTTGACACAATGCCGCTAATTGGCACAGTATCACCAGAAAATAATGTTGCGGCAAATAAGAGTTGCCTTTATGTTCAGACTAGCGGTGGCACTGCCTCGTTATGGTTTAACGAGTCAGGAAACGGCAGTAAAACAGGTTGGGTGGCGAAATGAGCGGCGCAGATGTTGTAGGAAGTATTGTAAATTACGGCTTAAGCAGCCGAGCAACTAAAAAAGCAAAACAGCGACAAGAGGAGGCTTTGGCGGCTGCTCGTGGTAATGTTTTGGAAGGCTATGACACTGCGGGTAAATACTTAGATTCAGGTCAATCGGCATTAGAACAAGGCTATGCATTAGGTACACAACAACGCAAAGACGTTGCAGGCCAAATGACCGATATTGCCAATCAAGGATTTAGCGCACAAAAAGATTTGTGGGCACCTTGGATGATTCAAGGGATGGACGCTTACAAAAACATGGGCGAGCTGCTAAGCAATCCTGATGCTTATAACAAAATGCTAACCGATTATGCACAAACTCCACAATTTAAATTTCAAGTGCAACAAGCCACAGACGCAGCAAGACGCGCGGCTAGTGCTGGTGGTAATCGTTTAGGCGGCAATCAATTGTCTGCATTAAGCGATCGTGCAGGTGATGTTGCAAACCAATCTGCTACCTCATGGATTAATAGCTATCTTGATCGGTTGCAAAATCTATCGCAGTTTGGTTTTAATGCCACAAACCAATTAAGCGGCGCACAAAACGCATTAACACAAGGTTTGACAGGCGCGGCACAATATGGCGACACATCACAATGGGATTTAAACAAAGGCCGTGATATTCTCGACATCAATAAGCAGCGTAGTGATCTAGCACTGCAAAAAGGTTTTGATTTAGGTAATTTAGCATTAGGTCAAGGCAAGATCAGCTCTGATTATAATTTGGCTCGTGGTGCATTAAATACTAGCCTTGTCAACAACTTGGCTCAATCCGCAGGTGGCGGCCAACAACAAGGCGGCCAACAACAAGGCGGCCAACAACAAGGCGGCCAACAACAAGGCGGTTCAAGTGGGTTTGATATTAATTCCATGTTAAATATGGGTAAAACTATTTTAGGGTTAGGCTGATTATGGGCGGATTAAATTTAGGGTTATTACCCACCATTCAAGCACCTGAAACACCGTCTATCCTCGAATCGCGGGCGAAAGGCGCGTCTATTCGTAGCGCATTAGGTGATATTGCACGAAAAGAAGAAGCTCAAAATTATGTTGGCGGCCACACTAAAGAGCTAAACCAAGCATTACAAGAAAAAGATTTTACACATAAAGCCGTACAATCCTTAATGATCGCCAATCCTGAAATGTACAAATACATGACACAGGCAATCAAAGACAAAAACGAGCAAACATTAAAGAATGCGCAAAGAACTGCTGATTTTATGATTGGTGCTGTGCCATATATCACCCATGCAGAAAGTCGCGGCATGACCAAGCAGCAAGCATGGGACGATTATAAAAACTTTGCGCGTCAAGGTGGTGTGCCATTAGGTCAATTCGACCAAATGCCATACTCTGACAATGCACTAGAAATGTTAAAAAATTCATCCTATGGTGTAAAAAATATTCTTGATACTGTTTCTAATGTGGAAACAAAAGACGGTATGATTATTCAGAAAACACCGTTGGATACGATTAAAGATGTTGGGAAATTAGACACAGGAAAAGATGGTGGTTATGGGCAACAACTAATTCCCGCTAAAGACAAAGACGGCAATACTGTTTTTATTCAGGCGTCAGGTGCGGGAGGTGCGCGTCAGGTTGAAGGATTTACACCAATTGAGGGTTTGCAAGTTGTTGATGTTGGTGGTCAAAAAATATTGTATGGCTCAAAAACTGGCCAGCAAAAAGGGACTGTGCAGGTTGGCGTAAGTCCGAGTGATCAATTGCAATACAGCCCTGAACAGCAAGCAAAAATAACTGGAGCAAAAAAACAAGCAGAAGCTAAAATCGAATTGCAAGCCGAATCAAACAAAAAGGCGGCAGCATCAACAAAATTATTGCCCGTGCTTGAGAGCGCAAAAAGCATTATTAATGAAGCTACTGGCAGTTATGGCGGCGCGCTTGTTGACTTAGCTGGTCGTGTAGTTGGTAAATCAACAAAAGGTGCTGAAAATATTGCAAGATTGAAAGCATTAGAAGGTCAAATTATGTTGACTCAACCAAAAATGGAAGGGCCGCAATCTGACGCAGATGTTTTATTGTATCGTCAAATGGCTGCTCAAATTGGCGACCCAACAATACCGCGAAATCAAAAGCTAGCTGCTTTAGATACTGTTATCAAGCTGCACAAACAATACAGTGGTCAACAAGTTGAAAAACCAAACAAACCAAGTTTTAATGTCGATCAGCGCGCTGTTGAGTTTTTAAAGAAAAATCCAGCACTAAGAAATGAGTTCGACAAAAAGTACGGTAAAGGTGCTTCTAGTTTTTATCTAGGAAATTAAAATGCCTAATCCATTCGATCAGTTTGATAACACTCAAAAAAAAGATAATCCATTCGATCAGTTTGATGATTTGACGCATATCCCCGCCAAAGAGCCGCCTGACCGCAGCTTAAAACAGCCAGCTTTGGGATATGCCGAAGCTATGCAAAAAGAAGCCAGCGACCAAGCGGTTATTGATAGTGGTGTGGCTTACAAAGACGTGCAAAACAAAAAACAACTCCCTACTATGTGGAGTCCTGTTTTAAGCGGCGATATTACAGGCCGTGTCCGCGCCATGCGTGATGATTTAGCAGGTGGCTATGTTTTTGCTGACCCTAACAACATGGGTAAAATGCGTATTGTTACGCGGCTAAATGATGGGACTCTATCTTCTAAACCGTTTAGCTATGGCGACCCACAGCGCGACATGACAGCAACAGAGCGATTTTTTGCAGGGATGGGGAAAGGTTTTGTTGATACAGGGCGCGGATTAAAACAAGCAAGTCAGTTTGTTGGCAATAAAATAGGGATGGTTTCGGATGAAGATTTGCAGAAATCTTACGAAGAAGAACAAGCCATTCGTGAGCGCGATCAACCACTGATGGATACAGGTGCAGGGTTTGCAGGGAATGTGGCGGGGAATATAGTTACATTGCTTGCCCCGTCTGCCGTGATTGGCACAGGTGCTAAGGTTGCAAGTAAGGCAGCACAAGGAGCGGCTCAAGGATCAAGGGCTGCTGCTGTTTTGGGTAAGACGGCTGATGTTGCGTCAAAAACATCAAAAGCGTTAGTTGCACCACAAACATACAAGGGCGCGGCTGCTTTAGGCGCAACTATTGGAGCATTAGCTCCAACAACATCAGGCGAGGAGCGCGCATTAAATACAATTATCAGTGGTGGCGCAAGTGCTGCCATTCCTGCTGTAATTAGCGGTTTAGGCAAGGTAGCTAAAAAAATAGCCCCTGCTAGTGGCGAGTCAGCGTTAAACTTTATTCAGCCTCCTGTCGCTTCTGCAAACGCTCAAGCCGTCAATCAACAACAGGCCGAACAGTTGGCGCAAGATGCCGCTCAGCGCATGGGGTTTGATTTTAACGCGATGGATGATGCGCTAAAAACCAAATTAAGCCAACAAGTTGCCGATGCGGTTAACACAGAATCAGGCATTACACCTGAAGGTGTGGTGAAGAAGATTCTGCTAGAGCAAGAGGGATTTAAACCCACACGAGCGATGCTAACAGGGAAACCAAGCGATTATCAGTTAGAGGATTCTTTACGCCGTCAAGTTGAGGGTGAAGCACTTAATGTTATTGATATTGAGAATAACGCCAATTTACTCAGTAAGATTAAAGAATTAGCACCCCAACAGCCTGTGAGACATGAAGAATTTAGCGAAAAATTTAGACAGCAATTAGGCGCAGAAAGAGCAATAGATAAATCTGCAACAGGCGCATTATACGAAAAAGCAGCCAAAGACGAGGGGAAAATTGTCACAGATGCGTCGCCATTGGTAGCCGCATTAAGTGACCCTAAAGCGTTCGCATTGACTAAAGTTGACTCGCCAGTTATGCAGTTCTTAAAAAGAATTGGCAAGGATGATTCATTCTTTGCAAATGACGGCACTCCGAAAAACATGACAATGGACGAGTTAACCACATTGCGCGCGATTGTAAATAGTAAGTGGCAAAACATTGATGATGCAACACAGGCGCAGTTAACACAATTACGTCGCGTCATTGACAAAGTTGAGAAAAACGCAACACAGCCAATTCCCACATATGAACAGGCGCGTACATCAAGAATAGCGCAGGGTAAAAAATGGGGCGCACCACTTATCCAGCGCATTTTTGCTGAGGATTCGACGTATAAAGGTGCAATGAAAGTTGATGATGAAGATTTGTTTAAGAAAACATTTGTCTCATCAACTAAAAACCAATTAAAGCCGCTTTGGAATATCATGACAGACGAGCAGAAGAAAGCTGCCAACGCTCAACTGTCAAAATATATCGAAGAAAAAGTGTTTAGCAATACATCGACAACATCAGGCCTTGATCGTAATGTTATTGGCAGTGCCGCAAAAATGCAGCGTGTGCTTGATGGTGAGATTGGGCAGTCAAAGCTTGAGTTAATGCTCGGTAAAGAAAAGGCCGATCAATTACAGCGTTTATCAAAGATGTGGCGCGAAATCCAACATCCGCCATCAGGGACAAAAGCGACAGGCTCAGCCCCCGAATTAGCTGTTATGCAACGACGTATTATTGATTTATTACGCACAAGCACAGGCAGTAAAATACCGTTTGTCGGCAGTGCATTGGGCAAATTGTCTCAAGTGGCAGAAGAACGCGCCGCAAAACAATTACGCCGTAATCAAGCGACGTTGGCGTTGAGTCCGATTGAGGCTGAAAAGCAAATGCAGCAAGTCGCACGTCAATCTAATCGTGAACGTGGTCGTTTGGTTGTGCCTTTTTCCGCTTTGCAACAATCAACTCAGGGTCGGAATGAATAAGCCAGTTTTTGATTTTTCCATTTGGAATAAATCTAAGTATTATTTTGGCGAGCAGTTTTATTGTTAAGATAAAAACCCCGCCAAAAAATAATACAATGATTGGATTAAGAATTAATGCGGTAAGCATGGGAGACATACAAAACCTGTGCTATATTATGTATAAATTGAGCGCGTATGGCGCATATTTTAACACAGTGGTCTTTCGTATATGCGTCAATTTTCCTTTGCAAACAGCCAATTTGTAACGACATTGGGCACTCCGTCAACAGGGTGGAAAATGTATGTTTACGAATCAGGCACTACCGATTTAAAAAGCATTTATTCCGATGCTGGCTTAGAAGTACCAGTATCTAACCCGATTATTGGCGACAGTAAAGGTTTTCTTGAAACGTTTTTTTGGTCAGGGGTTATTGATATTGTCCTCAAAGATGCAAGCGACAATACAATTAATAGTCTGTTCAATGTTATAGATTTTCAAACCGATGTTTTGTCTATTATTCAAGGTATCAGTTACGGTGTTTATTTTGGCTATGCGACAGGCTCGGGTGATGATATTGACGCAAGCATTACATCATTAAGTGCAAATGATTTTTTTGATGGTCAGTTTTTTATTGTTCGCGCCAATGCAACATATTCGGGTACATCAAACAAGCCTGATTTGACCATTAATGATTTACCTGCAAGACGAATCAAAAAAGAAAACAATGCCGCATTAACTAGCAAAGATATTATTGCTGGTTTGTATTTGTTGTTAGTCTATAACGAATCGCAGAATGTTTATTACTTAGTCAATGCTGATGCTAGTCACTTGCGGGTAGATGGTTCTGTACCAATGCAGGGGAAGATCACTAATTTAACAGATGGCACAGATACTCAAGATGTTTTGAATTTACGTCAAGCACAGGCACAGGCTTATAAGTATGCGGTTGCAAGTGGCACAGCCAACGCATTGATCGCTAATTTTAACCCTGCCATTGTGACGTTGTCAGACGGTATGTCGCTGCTAGTCAAGATTGCAGCCACTAACACAAATACTGCTACGTTAAAAATTAACGACAATACCGCTGTTGCCATCAAAGGCCGCAATGGTCAGGATATTCAAGCAGCCGACTTGCTTGTTAATACTATCCATGAATTTGTTTATCTTGGTGGCGTTTTCGTGCTAATGACGCAGGGCGCGATTAAGGTTGGCGGCGTTTATCACGATACTGGTGTGACAGAAACCAACCCACAAACTCAGTTGGGGTATGGGAATTGGTCGAAAGTTGAAGCTGTGTTTTTAGTTGGTCAAAAAGACGCTGATGCTAATTTTGCAACAAGCGGAAGCACGGGCGGCGCACGAAATATAACCCTTGATATGAGTTATATTCCGCAGCACTCTCATTCAATCCCTGCCATCACAGGCGAAAGCACAGCGTTTAACGCGGGTGGCGGCACAGAGCATCGAACAAACACCGCTGGCGCCCCACAACAAACAAGCACAGGAAATGCGGGTAGTGCTACGCCAATACCTGTGCCTACATTGCCACCATACCAAGTTGCATTTATTTGGAAGCGAGTATAAAATGGCTTCATACGTTTATACCCCGTTAGACCCGTTTGTTTTAACATCAAGTTGGCAAAAAGTGCTAACTGTCGATAATGGTACATTAGCTGTCCGAATGTCAGGGGCTTCTGATTCTAGTTATTGGGATATTGAATATACTGTTGTACCTGAAGGTGATTCAGCGCCAACTATTGCCAATGGCTTAGCTTTGTTGGCAAGTGAAGATTTTAGCGGTGGTATCCCCATTGGCGACATTTATGCTAAATCGGTTAGTGGTCAAACTTTAATTGTGTGGGTGGCTTAATGGGTGCAAATTATCCTCCGTTTCCTCCTAGTCTTATTGCTCAAGCCGCTGGCGCTGTGCGTTTTGATATTGCACAGGCTTTAAGTGGCACTCAGCAAACACAAGCGTTAGCGAATATTAATGCTACATCGTTAACCACGTTTAATGCCGCTGTTAACGATTTTACGTTAACAATCAACGGCATTAACAACAGTATTACTAATTTAAATAATACTAAATTAGATAAAAATGCGCCGATCACAGCCGCGACAAAAACAAAGATAACTTACGATGTTAACGGCCTCGTGACGAGTGGTACAGATGCGACTACAGCTGATATTAACGATAGCACAAATAGACGTTATGTCACAAATGCCCAGTTAGTTGTTATTGGCAACACAAGTGGCACAAACACAGGCGATGAAACAACAGCGTCTATCAAAACTAAACTTGGTGCTGCAAGTGCTAGTCAAGACGGTTATTTGACACTGACTGACTGGTCAACATTTAACAATAAACAAAACACACTAACAAACATTGTAACCGCAGGTACTTATGGTAGTAGTACACAAATACCTGTAGTCACTGTATTAGCAAATGGGTTGGTGGATGAGATTACACTTGTTAATGTTGCAGGCGGTGATGTTGTTTTGTCAGCAACAGGGACAACGTTAACCCTTGCCGCAGGAGTTAACTATCGAATCTTGGTTAGTGCAAATACAACTATTGATTGCAGTGCCTTAACTGGAACAGTGCAGTTTATTAATGTTCAAACTAACAATCGTACATTAACTTTTACAGCAACGCCACAAACCGTTTTTGATGTAACAGGCGGTGCGTTAGCTAGTGTAGTATTAACTGGTTTTACACAAGCATGGCTTGCTCCAAACCCTAGCGTAGCAAATACATTGCGTTATACAAAACATGGCCAAGTTCTAGCCAGCGATATGTCGTGGGCTGCGACAGGCGGTAGCAATAGTAGTTCGAACCGAATGACATGGTCAGCTGCTAGTTTTAGCGGTGCTAGGACGTACACTTTAGTTGATAAAGACGTTAATTTTGGCGACTTGCCAAGTGTCGCAACAACAAATAGCAACAGCATTAGCGGCACTCGTTTAAGCTGCACAGGTGGCAGTGCTAACACTATCACAGGTACAGATAACAGTTGTTTAAATAGCAGTAATAACACTGTTAGTGGGTCAAATAATACCGTTGTTAGTGGTGGCGGAAGTTCGTTAGGTAACACTGTCGCAGGCAACAACAATCAATTAAACAACTGCCAATTGTGTATTACAAACTCAAGCAGCACATTTGTATATTTAGATGATTGTAAAAACGTTGACGCAAGTAATTTAGTGCGCGTTAAGCAGCGAGGTGTTGATCTCACAGGCTACACAACTAAAAACGTGCAGTGGTGTGACGGTAGCGAAGTAATCGGCATTGACGCAATTCGACTCAAGGCTATTTGTGCATTACAGACAGCTATTACTGTTAATACCGCAGTTACTTTGACGCAATTAACCGCTGCCACTTATACGAAGCCAATCGCATTTATGCAGAGTAACGGCTTAGGCGACTACGAAGGTGCTACACACTACGTTTATTTAGATATTCAAAATCAAACGGTGTCAGGCAGCAGTAAAGCAACATACAAAGTTGATGTGGACAATAGCACAGTGATTGCAAGTCAATTGATTGGTACATCAAGCAATAGCGGTACTGCTCCGACATACACCGTTGCATTTACAGTGACGGGCACAGGTGCTAATGCTAGACTAAATATTACTGTCACCATCAGCAATGTGTACCCGTCGTTTTTAGCGATGGCGATTGTCGAATCGTATTATTTTTAAGGTGCTAATCATGGGATTTACAACACAATATACATTAAATGACGGCGAAGTATTAACAGATGCTTACATATCAGTCACGCCGACAATCTGTGATGCTGGCAATGGTGTTAGTTATATGCTGACTATTTGGCGTAATTTAGAAGCAAGACAAGCGAACAGAAACCCTGTCGAAACATCAGCAGGGCGGTTGGCGTTTGTGCCTGAGTTGCCGAATAACAACCCCAAAGATTATTTGTATCAGTTGCTGCAAGTGAGTAACTTGTTTCCTGATGCCGATTGGAATGTTTAGATTGAGTGGGGCATGACGCATTAAGTTTCGTCATGTTGTGCTACACATCCCAAGTGACGTAAATTAATACGTCAATTAGGATGTATAATACTAGTTAGATACTAAAAAGTAGTAGGCTGTGCAACCGCCCGCACTGCTGCCATAAAACCTTTTTGCAAGTCAGTTTTAGCAATAGAAACCCATCGTTGGTCAAGGTCTTTGTTGGCTTGCATTTCTTCAATTAACTCACCAATTTCGGCGGCTTTTTGTTTTACTTTGTTCATCAAATCAATCTCGGCTTGGCTTAAATCACGGTAGCCTTTAATCATCGTATGTTGGTCTTTCATAATCATCTCCACAGCTAAAAAAGGTGCTGCAACCTATAATTCATCGCAAATACTCCACGTATCTAACTCGCATTAAAACCGATAACGCGGTGGTTTGTTGTGTTAATCATTCAACAACCGCACGAACCATTCCGTCTTTCTAGCATATCGCTAACCAAATTAGCCACTTCCCTGCACATGTCGTCTGTTAGTACAGCGTCTAAAACAATATCACCATCTTTTGTGCCATCAGTGTCAACAAACACATGACATTGATTTCGGACAGTTACATCAATTGATGTAATTAGCGTTTCAATCTCACCGTTAACAGCGACGTCTTTATACACATCGACAGTGTAATCCGCACGAAATGACGACATCGGACTGCTGAAATAGACTTGATGATTGTCTAGGTCTAAATGATCTATTTTTAATAACTGGCGTTTGCTTGGCAAGAAACAAGCATTTATAGCTTTTTCAAATTCGGATTGCGCATAAGCAAGAGCCGCTTCTAATGTTTCAAACCGACCACTGTCTCGACTTTGGTTTGTGAATCTGACACAAAACGGTTCGCGCAAATATTTAAAATCAAGAATTTGAATCCAGCCTATTGGGGTTCTGATTTCGTGGGTAATAAAATCACCGTGATCTTCGGTTAGTTCTTTGTCGATTGCTAATTTTATAAATGCCATCTTTGTTTACCTCTGTTGGTTAATTGATACCATAATCATAGCTCTATATTTGCGTTTGTAAATACTAATAGACACTTGCATTGATTTATTTTTAGTCTATAGTTAGTTTTTATTTGCGAGTATAAAAACATGAAAGCATCAGACGAGTGTGTCCGATTAATTCAGCATTTCGAGAGTTGTTCACTAACCTCATATCCTGACCCTGCCAGCGAGTTAGCCAAAGCCTGTATTGCTAAAAAAATCGGTATCATGGCTTATAAAGCACTTAAAAACTGGCAGCAATACAAAGGTGATCCGTGGACGATCGGATGGGGGCACACGGGCAAAGACGTAAAACCTGACATGCAAATTACGCATCGTAAAGCCGATGAATTGCTATTAGAAGATATGCGGTCATTTGTTGAAGATGTTAATAGCTTGGTCAAAGTTAAACTCACGCAGCGTCAATTCGATGCGTTGGTGTCGTTTGCATTCAATTGTGGCAGCGACATTGATGCAGATACGATTGCTGCGGGGTTAGGCGACAGCACGCTGCTAAAATACGTTAACGCTGGTAAATTTGATTCGGCAGCCGATGAGTTTTTAAAATGGAATAAAGCAGGTGGCCAAGTGTTACGCGGCCTAACTCGCCGACGCGCTGCCGAACGTGCATTGTTCAAAGGCTCTATGGTCGAGGGCGCAATTAGAATCGGTGAGGCGGCGGCATGATACGTTTATTTTGTGTGGCGTTAGTTGTGGCGATGTTTGCTGGTTGTGCAAATCAGCCCGTGTTTTGTCCAGAAGTGACGGTTAAGTTTTGCCCTGTGAGATAGGGGGTACAAAGGGCAAACTTTTAACGGTTTGCCTTTTTTGTTTTTAAACAAACATAGATAAACAGTTTGCCTCACTGTCGTAAAAAACCCCACTTCTTGAAAGTTCTAACACTTGATATTTTGTCAGTGTTTCAATTTCTTCATCACTAACATCAAGCCAAATCTGATCGTGACTTGCACCAACTATCATGTCACGGTTCTTTGGGAATAATTCATTGAGAAGCAGAAAAGCGTGTAAATCAGGTCGATTACTTCTTTTTATCTCAATATCCTCAAATCTTAAAAATGACTCATTGTTATTTGTTGCGCCATTCCAATATTCTTTAATACTCATACCCACCTCACTTATCAAATAAAAAACCTTAACAAAATTAGCTACTTCTAGCTATTTTTAGTCGGTTTTCGTCTAAGTTGTCAAATAGCCGTCAAATAAAACTTAATAAATATTACCTGCGCCGTAATTTCGACGACATGATCTGCCAATCGTTTTATCGCGATACGGCAAAGATTCATAATCAGTGCATTGACGCAATTTACTTGATAGCATTGCCCTAATACATCTTTTCGCTATTGTTTTATTAGTTCTTTTTGAACTTGCCATCTCAAACTCTCCTCGCTAAAGTTATAACGATTGCAACGAAGTACAGTACCCATGATGCTTTGTATAAATAATCATAAAAATCTGCGCCCATAACCTCATCTCTAAAGTGTTTTAAAGCAAAGTGTTTTTACTACTAAAAAACAAAAAACATCTTTTAAAATCAAAAAATAAAGTGCTTTAACGCTAAATCTTAGGCTCAACCACTTTTAGTACCTTTGGCCATCGTCCACTCAAGTACAAATACCACTTGCCGCACTGACGCAGTTTGATAAAGTCTTGCGGCAATGGCGGCTTATCGTGCCAATAGCCTAAACCGTTACAGCATTGGATTTTATCAAAAAAGTTACCACATTCAGCGCAGTGCATTTCTCATCTCCAAAAATCGCCATTTTTTCGACACGTTATGAAAACGTGTTAAGTTTTTTGAGTTTTTTAAACATGATGTTTAAGATTTTACCCGTGGGTCATTATTGCTAAAGACAACGTCAAAATTTTTCAATACTTCATATCTATAGCAATCGCCATCATCTAGCAGGTAATAACTCGTTGTTGGTGTTTTTTCGTTTTTCAGTTCTCCATGAATTACTTCACCCTTAAAATTCATATTTTTAATAGTGCAAAACTTTGGAAGCTCTGTGGTTATTTCTCCTTTCAACCTCACCAAATGCAAAAACATATTGTTAATCAAAAAATCAGGATTGCATGGCGCAATACCATTGTTCGCTTTCGCATCACTGTATTGCTGAGCAAGTGTTAAAAGCTCGTCTAATGGTAGAATTTGCATCTCTCACCCCTCCCCACAGCCACACCCAATGCAAAAGGCACGACTTCAACAACAAAAACCACAGCTACAAACGATAATTCATAGCCGCTAAAAAACACTAACAAACAGCTAAATACAACAAATGATGCGTATAGAGCTAGGAGGAATTTAAGCATTATCATCTCCATTTATGGGGGTGTTTGTTTTGTGCCAGTCGTTGTGACATTGACGACACAACCAAGTTACAGATAATGGGTAGGCATAATCATTATGATGACCATCAGGAGTACATTCAATTCCGCAATTTGAGCAATTATTAGGACGTATTAGCTTCCCATTTTTTATATGTTTAGCAACTATTGCATGAGCAGCGTATTTTATTGGATATTTTTTTCTAAAAACTTTACAGTCTTCTGTGAATTTTGTTTTTCTTTTTTCTGTCTTGTTTCTCTCTATCTCATATTTTTTATAATGTTCTATATTTGCCCTGTAATTTGCACTAACATCTTTTTTATTGCATTCTTTACACTTATTAACATGGCCATCTGCCATTCGCTTGTGTTTATAAAAACAAGACAGTGGTTTTATTTCTAAGCATTTAAAGCATTGTTTTTGCATGATGCACCTCGTATATTGAGGTTGTATTATAACTTAGAATGGTAAAAATGTATACCATTCTAAGTGCTTTGTTTTTAACGAGGTCTAAAGCTCCCCTTAATTAAAAGGCAAGTCATCATCCAAACTGCTTGACGGCTGCTGTGCTTGGCGTTGTTGTCGTGGCTGCTCAGGCTGTTGTTGCTGCTGACGATTGCCATCACTCACAAACTCAATAGATTGTAGAGTGGCTTTTAAGCAGCTTTTTTCGTTGTACTCTTCGATATGCACGTCATCTGCACGAATGACAATCTGCTTGCCTTTCGTTAAATGCGGTGCAAGTTTTTCGGCTTGTTGACCAAACATAGTCAAATTAAGCCACTGTGTTTTTTTGTTGTCACCATAACCATAATCGTAGGCTGCTGACACATTTAACAGCGGTTTGCCGTTAACGTTTTTGACTTCTGCATCTTTGCCGATGCGTACTAATTTGATTAGCATAATTCACCTGTCTTGATTGCGCCCTAAGGCGCGTTAGTTAAAAATATTCGCCGTTTTTGGTGTCGGTATCAACAACATCAGGAAAATAAACCGTTTTATATTCACCGCCAGTTGTGATTGCTTTGTAAATTTTGGTTAATACCGCCAATTCCTGCTCGGTCAATACGCCAACGTGTGCAGATTCGCGCATTAAATGAGTAGCTAATTGCGACTCAGTCACCGACAATTTACCAAAAGCCGCAATCATTTTAGGTGTGCGGACTTCGGGCGTTTCGGGCTGCTTTGGTGGTGTTTTTTGCAGTTCGAGTTTTTTTACAATGTATTGAGCTTTTTTCCCACGCTTAACTGTGATTGTCACTTTTAAGTCGCCATCAATATCAGACATGTGGCTGATTCTAGTTCCACCGACAACTTCACCACCAAAAACAACATCAGGGTCACAAAACAACGTCATGCTGCGACCAATCCAGTTTAATCCGTTTTCACCCCATGCAAACACTAATACTTTACGCATTGATTTGCATGGTTTATATGGACGGCCACCGTCGCCATCATAATTTATAATAATCGGTTGATCGCTGTTGTCGCGACGCACATTGCTAATTTTGATAGTTATCGGGCCAGCTAACAATTCATCAGCATTTAGTTGATTTGACTTAGGAATAATCGTATCCCGTAAATTGCTTACATCAGACATAGCTCACCTCTGTTTCCTCAATACCTTCAATAACGCGCATAGCGTAGTTTGGCAATTCTAATTCTGTGACATCTTCGCCATAGCTCGGCCAATGGTTTGTTTTAACGCACTGTGCATAGATTTCCAACAACTCGCCGACAATTTCAGTACCGTACTCAAGCAAAAACTGCGGGCATTTATGGTATGCGTTCGCGTGTGGCTTGTCAGTTTCGATTGCGTACCATAAAAAATCAGGGCGCGTCCCGTATTGCGCGTAAAAACCCGATACATACAACGCGGCCTGTATGTGCATATCACTGTTCCAAGCGTTTTTCGCAAACACCACTGCTGATGCGTCGCCAACTGTTTTAAGATCAACAATTAAGCCGTTTGGATATTCAGCGCATGGCGGCACGTGCCAATCAGGTCGAATTTTGCATTGTGCGCCTGTCAATTCATCAACCCAAAAAATCGAGTGTTCGGCAAGTGCGATTTTTGATAGTTTTTGGGTTAGTGGGTGGCGATATGCGGCATTCATCATGTCGCTAATTTTATTAAACATTGGTTCAACCAATGGTGTTTTGCCTGACTCCATAATTTCCGCATATAACGCCTTGCCTTCTTTAGTGCGTCTGTCAATGCCATCGGGTAAAACAGTATAGGTTTCGTCAAAATTATGCGTTTCTAATACCGCCATGTGTACAGCACTGCCTAATAATTGCGCGGGTGTCTGTTCGCGTGGTTCGCGGTTCGGGTCAACAAAATGCGCGTAATAATGTGCAGGGGAACGCTGTAATAATTTTAATCCTGTGCTGCCAATCGCTTGATGATTATGATAATCACCGTTGGCTAAATCGTTTGTTATTGTCGTCATATATACCTCAGTAAATTGTTTTGCGACATGGTTAGTATAGGGCTTGTATTTACAAACGTAAATACTTATTATAGTCACATGATGATGCTTGTAATAAGCCAATAAGAAGCCAAAAAAAGCATGTCAAGGATATGTCCATCGCAGAATTAGCACGTTTGAATGACATGAAGTATAAAACACTTTACAGTCGATTAGTCAGACAGGGTTTGTGTCAAGCCGATGCCATTTCTAATCCTGTGCGCCGCAAGCCAACAAAAGAGCAAATACTGAAAGCAAAGGCTGTTGGACTAAATAAAAATCTAACTTGCCATTACATCCTAAAATGTACATTGCAGAATTTAAAAAAGTGGCTGGCTGATTATGACATTGAATGGAAATCAGAAGTGCGAGTGTTTCCGATTGTGATAAACGGCATCGAATACTCAGATATTCGCGCTGCTTGTCGTGCTAATAATGCTAATGCAAGATGTTATTACACTTGGCGAGCACGTCGCACAGGTACAAATCAGGAATTATTGCAGCAATATATTGATTTTAGGGCAGAGAAGAAATGATTGCACTACGCCCATATCAAACAAACGGCATCAATGCCGTGCGCCACGAACTCAAAACAGGCGCAAAATCAATTGTCCTTGTTGCACCAACTGGTGCAGGAAAAACAGTCGTTGCCAGTGCCATTATCGATGGCGCGGTCAATCGTGGGCGCGGTGTTCTATTCTTGGCGCATCGCTTAGAATTGGTGTCTCAGGCCGCAATGAAACTTGCTACATTTGGCATCAAACATCGCGTTATGTCGCATGAGGGTGACGTGAGGATGATGAAGATTGCTCAATGGAAGCAGTTAGGGTCACACTACATTGACCCGACATCGCGTGTTGTCGTGGGTACTATTCAGACTGTATCACGTCGGCTAGATAAGCTATCTACACCCGATATTATCATCATTGATGAATGCCACTTAAGCATTGCAAACACTTATCAAAAAATATGCGACGAGTTTCCGAAGTCGGTCATTATCGGACTGACTGCAACACCGACACGCACAGATGGTCGCGGACTGGGTGAGATGTACGAGCGCATCGTTAAGCTGGCCAATCCACAAGATATTGCAGACATGGGATTCCTTGTGCCGATGCGGTTCTTTGCGGCCAAATATATGCCAAACCTGTCGGGAATCAAGACTGTGCGTGGCGATTATGACCAACGCGAACTAGCAAACGAAATGGACAAACCAATGCTGATTGGTGATGCCGTTGAACATTACCGACGCATTGCACACGGTCGACCTGCTATGGCTTTTTGTGTGTCGGTTAAACATGCTGAGGATGTGGCCGCTCAATTCCGACAAATCGGTTACAAGGCGGTGGCGGTGTCAGGCGATACCGATTCAGAGACACGCAATAAAGCAATATCAGGGTTAGCAGATGGCAGCGTGGAAATTGTCTGCAACTGCGCATTATACATTGAAGGCCTAGATCAACCCGTGATTAGTTGTATCATCCTGCTCGCACCCACCAAGTCGCTGTCTCGCTATTTGCAGTCTGTTGGTCGTGGCAGTCGCCCTGCCAATGGTAAGGCCGATTGTATTGTGCTTGACCATGCTGGCAATTGTCAACGGCATGGGTTTCCATACGACGAACGAGAATGGTCACTTGACGGCAAGGTGCAGAACACAAGGTCGGCAAATAATGACGAAGACGCCGTGACAATCAGGACTTGCACCGAGTGTTACCACGTCCACGAACCAGCCCCGATATGCCCTGCTTGCGGTTTTGTATACCCGATTGCACAGAGAAAACTTGCCGTTGAAGATGGTGAGCTAGTTGAACTGACAAAGGCCGCTCAAGATCAAATGAGGTTACAAGCCGAACTCGCCAAACAAGCCGAACAGCGCGAGAGAAAAAGAGAACAGGGCAAGGCACAAACACTGGATGACCTGATAGCATTAGGCCATCAGCGCGGTTTTAGATTCCCGAAACAGTGGGCACAAAAAATATGGGATGCACGTCAAAATAAACGCGCATAGCTATTTACAAACGTAAAGCTTTGCTATAGCATACGACACATGACATAGTACCGTCATGGTGGAACGTCGGTCGGGTTTGGCATCGTTTGGACGACCGATTGTTGAGACAACTAAGGAAGAGTCTTGGTAAGCAAGTAGAGCCGTGTGACACCACAATCGCTTGCAGCAAGAGCCAGTGCTGACCTCCAGCCTCTTGTGTTGTGTGACTAATCGCTAATGGTGGCAGTGGGGTTATCTAGCGACGTGACACGGTGCAATTGTGGTAATCTTGCCGAATGGCTGACGTAATCAGCCAACAACTAAAAACGTCTTGGTAGGGCGTGCAGGGCGTTTCTAGTTGTTGTGGGACTGGTTGGATAGGCGTGTTGAAGATAATTCGCACAAAAACTCGGTTCGATTCCGAGACAACAACAATTTTACGTTAACAAATCATAGTCAAATTAAGTTTATTCTCATTTTTATTTAAAAGTGAGAGTCAACAACTAAATAGGCATTTCTCGCTGTTCGTAATTTTTTTTGCTTGAAGTGTCTATTTAGTTGTTGTTAATAGTGTCTTTTTGAGTCTCCTAGTTAGATTCATGGTTAAGGTAAGCAGTTTTAACGCGTTGAAAAGTTTTCACTGCTAACCATGTAAAGATTAAGTCTTTGTCGCCAACAAGACAGTGCTTGCAAACAACAATCGACTGACTCACGTTACGAGTCAACAACCGCATGGGCATTGGTTATTTGGGATTACCAGATGACAGCGCACAGTGTCCAGTCGGTTGTTGTGTAGCTCAGTCGGTAGAGAGTTGAGCGAAAGTTTAGCGGGTCGCTGGTTCGAGTCCAGCCACAACAACACAGCAAGTAACGTTCTTGGCTCGGCATACGACTAGCCGATGTCACCGACTTGCTGTTATACAGTTGGGTAACTGCGCTAGGATGGCACGACTAACAGTTCCGATTTGCAATAAGGGCTGTTAGTGCTGACGATTGCCGATTAACACAGGTTCGATTCCTGTACCAATCTCCATAACTCAGAGGTATTTATCCATGAATGCAAAAACTGCAAAACTTGTTCGTCGTGTCGTAAAATCGCTTGGTAATAATCCGCGTGATGCTCGTTATCATCGAGAGGGCGGCAACTTTTCACCTAAATCTATTCGTCCATTAGTGCTTGATGCTGATTGCGGTCGAGCTGTGTACAAACGCACAAAGGCACGATACTAAAAACACAGCCCCAATTAAGGGGCTTTTTAATTCATGGTGATTAAATGCCCCGTAATCCCGAAACAAACATTCAGAATGCCATCATCCTTGCTGTTGGCGAACGTGCAGACACAATGGTTTGGCGCAATCAGTCGGGATCATTTCGGGCAATGGATAATCCACATCGCATCGTTCAAGTCGGTTTAGTTGGTTCGCCTGATATTTTGTCAGTGGTGGCAATGACAATCACGCCTGAGATGGTGGGTAAGACCGTCGGTGTGGCGGTAGGAATCGAAGTCAAAACCGCGACAGGCAGACAGTCGGAGCAACAAAAAAAATGGCAGAAAGCATTCGAGAAGAAGGGCGGAGTGTACCTGTTAGCGAGGACACCAGAACAAGCGGAGGCAGCGGTACAAGGGCTGTCGCATATCATCTGCGGCAGGTCATGCGAGGCCAGCGACTAGCCGACGTTCCCGAAAATTGGCGAGATGCCGTCAAGTCCGCGATGCAGTTCCCGATCTACCAAGTGGCCTGTCAGGTGTTAGCGTTAGCGCACAAAGACGACAGGCGCGAATTGATCGCCAAACAGCCTGATAGTATTCGCGCAATGGTTGAGGCTGAGGTGCTTCGCATATGGAAAATACGTCAGGCACAAAAAGCCTGATATTTTTTTGCTCAAAGTATTTACAAATGTAAATAGATTAGGATAGTATTAGCCCATTAGTTGAGGGTTTTACTATGTCCGCAGTCAAAACAACAATTCTACCGCGTGGCCGTCATTACGTCGGTTACATCCAAGCCGAATACAACGGCACATCATGGGCTTATCGCTTGGTGGGCGTGAATCGCTATCGCCTGATGGCTCGACTCTCAGCTAAGGCCGCTATGTTTTTTGCGGTGGCTGCTGACTAAACGCAATGATGCTGGCGTATAGCATCGTTTTTTTTGAGGTAATTTAAGATGCACTTGTTGAATAACAAAATCCGTCGTGACGTGGCTATTGGCTTGGCGAAGAAGGCAGTCGCCAAGCATGGTGAGGCGTTGACCAATCAGTTCACTGAGTTGAACAAAACATTCTGGTCTCAGCATAAGATGAATGTGCAGCACATACTTGATCTGCATTCATCAAAGTGGTCTGAGCCTATGGCAGTGGGAATTTGTACATCCACAACACAGGTCGAAGCTTCATATAAGTTCGTTGATATTGGCGGCGTGAAACGTATAGGACAAATCGAATCATACGACGTGAAAGAAGGTGAAGTAAGTGC